GCAGAAGGATATGATTCTTTTATTATGGAGAAAACACTGTGAAATATTTTGATTTTGATATGTTAAACAAACACTTTATTGAGACAGTAGATTACATATCTTCTTGTATTTGGTTTGTTGTTTATCTATTGGTGATATTTACTTGCATAAAATTATTTCTAAAGTATGACAAATGAACATATTCTATATTGACGAAAACCCAGTTCAAGCTGCGCAGTGGATGGTCGATCGCCACGTAGTCAAAATGATTTTAGAGTCTGCACAGCTTCTTTCGACTGCCCATCGTATTCTTGATGGTAGAGAAATTCAATTACAATTTCAAATAGAACAAGAAGATGGTTCTGTAAAAACTCGAAACAAAAAAGTATGGTTATTAGGAGACTCTCGTGACACAGTTTTATACTCAGCTACGCACATTAACCATCCGAGTGCTATATGGGCTCGTACAAGTGTCGAGAATTATAATTGGTTAGCTGATCATTTTTATGCTCTAATGGAAGAGTATACTTATCGCTACGAAAAACATCATAAATGTTTTGGTGAACTTAGTTATATGTTACAATCTCCTCCTAAAAATCTACAAGAATTCGATATGACAACTATTCCATCGGCCATGGATACTAAATATATTATATCTAATGATCCTGTGACTAATTACAGAAATTATTACAAAACTGGTAAAACTCATCTACATAATTGGAAAAAACGTGAGGCTCCTGAGTGGATACTGAATTAAAAGAAACAATCGTATTAGACGATATAATTCCTGAAGATTTTCAGAATTATGTTCACAGTGTTCTTACGACTTCTGAATCTTGGAGATTCATTAGAGATATGTCTTATGCAACTTGTGAATTACGTTATCCATCATATGGTTTTAATATGATGTTCAAACACCCAGGAGTTGGAGTTACTTCTGAATTATACGAGAAATTATCAGTCCCTCTTATTAGTTATATCCAGAGCGAAGTTAATTTAGAAGAAAAAGAAATCTATTTTAATAGATCTTTCTTACAACTACCTTTAGATCAAAAATTTATTAAAGAACATAATGGTATTCATGTAGATATTCCACAAGATCATTATGCTTGTATATATTATGTTAATGATTGTGATGGAGAAACAATTCTTTATGATCAAACTATACATAATACACAAGGCGGTTCTAAGAACGTAGATCTAAAAGAACACAAAAGAGTTATGCCAAAAAAGGGTAGAGTAGTATTATTTGATGGAGCAAGGTATCATTGTTCCAGTCAACCTAGAGAAAGTTATCGTTGTATAATAAATTTTGACTTGATAAAACAAACAGAAGGGTTATAATATGTCTGATTCGTTAGATGAAATTACAGTTTTGATGCAACCAGTAGATGATCAAATTGCTAGTTGCACAACAGGAAATGAACAAATTATGCTTGCTTGCGGAATGATGCAAAGAGTTAAAGAGATTTTACTACATCATCTTGGCGAAGAACAAACGGTTAAATTACTAAAGGAATATGTTGATGACAAATATGTTCAGTGATGTCGTAGAATTTCAAACAGCTGTTGGGCAACATATTGGTTCAAAACCAGAGCTTCCTGATCCAGCAGAGCGTGAACTTAGATTGAGATTGTTGAAAGAAGAATACGAAGAATATATTCAAGGAGAATGTAAAAACGATGTGGAGAATATTGCTAAAGAGCTCGCTGATATTATTTACATTGTCTGCGGGACTGCTGCATCTTATGGTATTCCCCTCGATAAAGTGTTCTCCGAAGTGCATAGATCGAACCTTTCAAAACTAAACGAGGATGGTTCGGTTTCTCGCAGATCTGATGGTAAAATACTAAAACCAGATGGTTGGAAACCACCTGATATTAAATCTATTTTATGGAGTGAGTGATGGTTAAACAAATTGTTGCTAAAGAAAAAATTGATTGCACACATCTTCTTGGTACATTTCTTGACGAAAGTCATTTTGACGTATTGATTGAAGAAGATTGTGATGGTTATCAACCTGCATTGTGCGATCTTGGTCAGAAAGCAGTTTGTGATATTGAATGTGATAATTGCGATAAAGGTCATGATGAACGACGTATTGCTTTTATGTTCCGAAAGAACTTTTTCAATAAAGAAGAATGCGATCAAGCGTATGCTGGTTTAAGAGAAGCAGCAACGGAAAGCCAAAATCGTGGCCTTGCTGCTGGGCCTCGTGGTGAAATGTTAGCAACAGAAGGTCGTGGTGGTAGAGATTGGGTAACTCCTTATCAACAAGAAATTTTAGATTTTTTATTAGACGATGGTGCTCATCTTTTTGATGACACTTCTATTGAAAGCATTAGAGCAAAATACGCTGATCCAAAATATAAACCTGCAGATGAAACACGTGGAACAGTTTGGTTACGTTCAGAAGTAACTAAAATATATCCTGAATATCATGGTTGGTTTGATAAATGGGTAGATGGTCTATCTAATAAACCAAAAGATATTATTCGAAAAGAAGCAACCATGGTTGCGGAGAAATGGGCTTCTACAACTAATTATGCCAAATCTGTATTTTCCGGAGTTGCTGGTTGGTATGATAGATATCCTAGAATTCCTTATGGTCGTCCGACTGCTTATACAGAAAAGCATCCGGAACTATTTGAAAAAGCATATCCATTTTTACAATCTTTAAATAAAGGTTTTAAAGAATTACTACCTTGGCGTTGGGCCAATCAAAAAAGAGTTGCTGATAAACTTGATCCACGTTTTCTTGTGCCAGGAACAGTGTTTACTACAGTTACTGTTAATAAAACTTTCCGTACAGCTGCTCATCTTGATGCTGGTGATTATCCTGATGGTTTAAGTAATTTACTAGTACTTGGAACTGGAGATTATACTGGAGGTTATCTTGTTTTCCCAGAATACAGAATCGCTGTTAATGTTCGTCCTGGTGATCTTTTGCTCGTTAACAACCATGAAATCATTCATGGAAATACTCCCATCGTATTAAACAATCCAGATGATCCTACTTGCGAAAGAATTTCTGTAGTTTGTTATTTCCGAGAAAAGATGCTTGAGTTAAAGTCTTACGAGTATGAAGTATTACGTCGTCAATTTGTAGATGAACGTAGACTTAATAAAGCACATCGCCTTCAACGCCCATTATGGAATGGTATTTCTCCTGGTATGTGGGAAGAAAAAGAATGGTATGATTATCTTCATGTTCATGGAATGAAAGATCCGTATGGTAAGGACCAATTAGCTAACTTAGAGGATTTCTTCTAATGGATTATCAAATAGCTATTCCATCATATAAACGTCCAGAAACTATTAAAAAGAAAACTTTAAAGGTTCTGGAAAGTTATAACATTGATCCGTCACGAATTACAATATTTGTGGCAGATGAAGATGAACTTACAAAATATAAAGAATCCCTCAAGGATACTCCTTATCAGAAACTTGTTGTTGGAGTTCATACTATTGGCGCTCAGAGAAACTTCATTGAGAAGTATTATCCTGAGGGAACAAAACTTATGATGTTTGATGATGATGTTGAAGAAGTTCAAAAGAAAATTAGTGAACAAAAACTTGGAAGAATTGACAATTTAGAAAAAGAGGTTATAATAAGAGGGTTTGAAGAATGTGAAAAAATAGGAGCAAAGACTTTCGGAATATATGCAGCTTCTAATGCATACTTTATGAAAGATAGGGTTTATACGAAACTTTGTTATGTAATTGCTTCTATGTTTGGTGTTATCGTTGAACATGATCCTTTCCTTGAACGTGTTACCAACCATGGAGAAGATTACGAGTATTCTATTCGTCAATATATAAAGAATGGTTCTGTTGTTCGCTTTGATAATTACACAGTAAAATCTAATTATTACAAAGAAGATGGTGGTTTACAAACTATTCGCACTAAAGAATATGTTTATGAATCAATTAAAAAGATTGCTGAGTTATTTCCTGATTTATGCACAATGTATATTCGAGAATCAACTGGTAATGCTGAATTGAGATTAAAAGATACAAGAAAGGAAGTTGGTAATACTTTGGAGGACTTTTTCTGATGACTATAAAAACTACTGAAATGGGTTTAAATAATAGAATATATGATTACCCAAACCAAAATATGTATTCTGCTAATGAAAGAAAAAACACTGGAGTTTACACAATAAATTTAAACGATTCGCCTATATCTACGGTAACTATTAGTTCTACTGATCCATTACCAAAAAATATAAATACTAAGTATAAATATAAAGAAGATCAGATTATTGCTGACTTCAAAAAATATGTTGATAAGACATACGGTCAACATTATATGACCGAAGAGCAAAATATAGAATGTTTTGATGTGTGGCTTGCTCTGGGCGATTCAATGCCAACCTTCAGAAACACTGCTATAAAGTATCTTTGGCGCTATGGTAAAAAACATGGCACTAACAAAAACGATTTATTAAAAGTCTTGCATTATACTTTAATGATGCTTTATATTGACCATTATAAGAAAGGCGAATAGAATATGGAAATTAAGATTCCGATTGAAAAACTAAGAGAAAGAGGATTGTTTGTTGCAACTCCAATGTATGGAGGACAGTGCGCAGGTATGTTTGCAAGATCAGTGGCTGATCTTTCTGCTCTATGCACAAAGTATGGTATTCCTCTACAGTTTTACTTCTTGTTTAATGAGTCTTTGATTACTCGTGCTAGAAATTATTGTTGCGATGAGTTCATGCGTTCTAATATGCAACACATGATGTTTATCGACTCTGATATTGGATTTAATCCTCAAGACATTATTGCTCTTATGGC